TATTGGAACTTAGGTTCTTTGATTTTCTTCACCTTGTCTTTTCTTTCTGTGATGTAGTAGCCATATGCCCATCCTGGCTTGTTAGAAATGACAGACTGACGCTTCACAAGTTCACGCTTGATTAGTCCTTGATCTAGTAGGGGCATCAGTGAGTTAGATACGGCCTTGGTTGTAACGCCCAGCTTGCTTGCCAACTCCTTGAGCGTCACGGGCGTGGTTCTTGTCTGCATATATTTCAGACACGCCTGACCCCTATCGATCTTAGCCTTGGTTCTCAGTTTGTGGATACTCATACTTGTGGTCATTGCTCACCCCTTGCTCTGATGGCATCGGAAAAATTCAGCAGCACCGTTGCAGTCCATCTTTGCAAGCGATGGTCAGCATCCATCGAGCTAAGGTCTACGTTTAAAAGCAAATTCGCACACGCCTCTCTTTCTCTGGCTGCAACAAGGGCGGCGAAGCGTATTACAGACCCCAATGGCTTTTCGTCAGACCCGTAAACTAGTCCAGCCTCCCGCGCCATGCGGATGATGTCTTCTCTATCCATGATTCTTCACCTTCAGTTTGGCTTCGATGGCTCGGGCAAAACCCCACCGATCAAAATACTCAGAATTACTCGCATCAAATTTTTCAGACAGATAACCCAAATCTTGTATCTCCTCATCAGTCAGCCCAACCCATTGCTTTGGTGGTGTGGCGTAAAGTGGTTCAACCCAATTACCTTCCGTTGGTTTACAAGCAAATTTGTTTGATAGTTTTCCGTCAGGTGATGTAGATCGCCACGCCACTGGATCTTCCTTGTTCATTGCTCCCTCGCTTTCAACATAGCATCTGCAATTTTGTATGCGTTGCGTGAAACATCTCCTTCATGGCTGTATTTCTGCGCCAGTGCTTGCATTGCCTTAGCTGCAAAGTAATCGCGCAGGGTCATGCCTTGCTCATCGCTAGTCATTATTGGGCCTTTGATTGGAAACGCCATCTGCATAGCTTCTCTGCTCATGATTTCTCTCCTGTTGCCTTGGCGATGGCGGCGCGGGCCGCAGTAAAACATGGATCTTCCTCTAAGGCATCCCAGCCGTCTCGCTCACGGTCATGGCTGTATTCCCTACGCAACCACTCAGCCTCGTCCAACAAATCTTTCAGCGCCTCCAGCAGTTCCTGATTGACCTCATGCAACCGGCGCAGTTCGTCGGCGGCTTCTCCGCATAGACCCGTGTGGCTGAATTGCACGTCAAGTTCTTCTAGCGCATCAGCCAGCACTAAGGCTTTGGGTCGTGTGCTCATTGCTCACTCCTTGCTCGGATTGCTTGCGCGGCCACCTTTGTAATGTCTGACGCATATTCAGGATGTACAGCAAGCACATCACAAACCTTCGCACACGCCTCACGCTCGGCAGCAGCAACAAGGGAGGCGAAGCGTTCTAAATCCTTATGAGTGAAGGCATAAAGACCATACGCAGTTTTTGTCATCATAAGGAGGGTTTCCCACGGCTTGCGTATACCTTCTTGTATAGCAAGTTCATCTAGTCCGATGTGATTAGTCATGTGTTCCTCTCATTTTTTAAATTCATTTCAACGCCTCCAATGCGATGTCACTAAGTTTTTGTTTGTCGTGTAGCGCAGTCCATATGCGCTCGTCGATGGTGTCCGTCGTCATAAGGATGTAGACCCACACGTCGCGCTGCTGGCCGGAGCGGTGCAGACGTCCGACAGTTTGCTCGTAAAGCTCAAGTGACCACGGCAGGGACAGAAAGACCATGTGGCAGCCGCCGAACTGCAAGTTAAGGCCATGACCGGCGGATTTTGGATGCACCGCCATAAGCGGAATGTTGCCAGCGTTCCATCGTCCAATGGCGTCAGGGTCGTCCAAGCTGGCAAGATGCTTGTATCGTCGTTTGAGTTCACTGAGTTCTTCCTTATATTGATAAACAATGATCGTGTTGGCGCGTTGATTCTCTTCGATCAACTCATCAAGCGCATCAAACTTATGGGTACTGAACCAAACTGGCTCAGGTGAGTAGACGAACCCAGACGACATTTGTTGCAACTTCTGCGTGACCACCGCAGCGTTCTGTGCAATCGCTTGCGCGTTGTCAAACTGCACAACAAAGTCGCGCTTCATCGTCTCGTACGGCTCTCGCGCTTGCATGTCCACACGCAACTCCACCGTATGGCACGGCGGCAGTTTGTTTTTATAGACACCAGGCTCTAATACGAAAGTAGCAGGTTTGATGCGCTCCATGACGCGCGTTAGCGCGCCAGGCAGCGGCGTCCAATCGTCAAACCCAGCATAAGTATTAAGACTAAAGTATTGCTGCATAAACGCGCCCTTGCTGCGCCCCAGCAATTTTTGATCGATGATCTTGCACTGACCGAAGACGTCTTCAAGACCGTTGCTCGTGAAACTGCCGGTCAGACCCCAACGGATGTTGAACTGATCGATGATCTTATGAAGCGCTTTAAAGCGTGCGCCTGATGGATTTTTTAGCTTGGTTAGTTCGTCAAACACAATCCCGTCAAACGCATCTAAGGGCTGCGCTGCGAGCCACTGAAGGTTGTCGTAATTCGTCACGACAATATCAGCGTCACTTTGTAGCGCGGCTATGCGATGCGCAGGTGATCCTGTAGCCGTGGCGAGCGCCAAACCTGACGACCATTTCACTTGCTCAATGGGCCATACGTCGCGGGCCACACGCAGCGGTGCGATGACAAGCCAACGCGTGACGTAGCCTTCTAAGATCATACCTTCCATGGCTTTGAGCGTGATCGCAGTCTTGCCAGCCCCTACGGGCGCTAGCACCATGGCGCGATCGTTCTCAAACAGAAAGTCAACCGCTTCATCTTGGTAAGGGCGCAGTTTCATAGTTCCTTGACCCACGCGTCAACTTGTTCTTTAGACCACAGGCACACGTAGCGCTGCCTAAGGCGTGCCATGTCGTCTTCAAACACCTTCTGTAACGGCGACAGACGGCCACCAGGCGCCTTCAACTCAACAAACCATACGACACCGTTAGGCAGGCAGACGACGCGGTCAGCAACGCCACGGTGAGCAGGGCTTACAAACTTGTAAGCGATGCCGCCAATCTCTTTAACGCGCTTGACGAGGTGCGTTTCAATATTTTTTTCTAGCATGGCCGCATCATACCCTGTCAAAAACTATTTGACAAGTTTATTAGATGTGCTAAAGTGAAGCCTCAATTAACTCAAGGACAGTCAAATGGATGATGATTACATTTCAATCGATGCAAGACAGGGCGACAGCGTCAATCTTAGTTTGCACAGCGACGGCATCTGGCTTTCGATGTTCAAAGGCACTGCCTACGCATCAACGATGCTTACGCTCAAGCAAGCCACCGAGTTGCGTGACGCTATCAACACGCTGTTAGGGGTCGAGGCATGAGGCACAGTAACATTGTCGGCGGCTCGACCGCCAAGCGCGTCATCAACTGCCCTGGCAGCGTGGTGCTCGTGCAGCAAATGCCACCGCAGGTTGAAAGCAAGTACGCCGCTGAGGGTACGCTGTTGCACGCCTGCATGGAAGAAGTGCTTGTATACAGCAAGTTATCTGATGTTGTTCGTAAGCACAATTTGACAGATGAGCAAATCGACAAGCTAACGTTTTGTATTTCGGCGTTGGATGAAATAGACCCCAACCAAGATATGAGTTTTGATCAAGAAAAGCATGTTGGGTTTGAAAACGTTAAAGGTCTTGAGGGCGTCTTCGGTAACGTTGATCTGATCGGACGCGTTGATGATCGCGTGATCATTCTTGATTGGAAGTTTGGCGATGGCGTGATCGTTGACGCTGAGGAAAACTATCAAGGTCTTTTCTACGCTGCCGCTGCGATGAGCAACAGCGAGTTTGCTTGGGCCTTTGACGGCGCTAAGGAGATTGAGATCATCATCGTACAGCCGCCTGCGATGCGGCGCTGGGTGACCACGTTTGAGCGTGTTGCTGCCTTCCAAGCAGAACTGCAAACCGCTGTAACGCTTGCTACCAAGCCCAACGCGCCGCTTGAGATTGGCGATTGGTGTCGCTGGTGTACTGGTAAGCCTGTCTGCCCTAAGATGACTGGCGAGATCGATCGCGTCGTGCACCTAAAGCTAGAGGCACTTGCGCCTGAAGACTTAGGCCGTGCGCTTGATCTGGCTGATAAGCTAGAGTCGTTCATTAGTGATGCGCGTAAGTTAGCGTTTGAGCGCCTTGAGAAAGACATGCCAGTGCCTGGGTATAAATTAGTAAGTAAGCGCGCAACGCGTCAGTGGGCCGATGAGTCTAAGGCGTCTGCTGCGCTTGCAGGTCTTGGCGTCAGTCAGAATGAGTTGTATAAGAAGGAATTAATTAGCCCTGCTCAAGCTGAGAAGGTGCTAAAAAAGAGCAAGCTAGCACTGCCCGATGATCTTGTCGTGGCTGTGTCGAGCGGCAGCACGTTAGCGCCGGAGAGCGATCCTCGGCCTGCCGTGCTTAACGTGGGTATGCACTTAACCGCTGCCCTATCTAAACTCCAGTAAAGGAAATCGTGATGTCTAATTTAGTAACGTTCAGTACAGCAAATCTTCCCTCCGTAACAAGTCTTACGACCGCACTTCGTGCGCTTGAGAAGGACGTCGGTGCAGCAGGCGTCGTCATTCTTAAGATGGATAAGACCGGCCATTGGGTGTTCGGCGCTGACCAGACTGAAGTCGAGGATGGTTCAACGTGGGCAGTCAATCCTTTCTCGTTTGTCCACGGCTATATTGCGTGGGGTGACGGTGAGGTGTTAGCCGATAAGATGGTATCCGTATCGCAACCACTGCCTGAAACCAACGTCGCCCCACCAGGCGCCAAGAAGGGCTGGGAAGCTCAAGTTGGTATGTCGCTCAAATGTCTTACGGGCGACGATGAGGGGATGGAAGCGCGCTACACCACCACGTCAGTCGGTGGCAGGCGCAGCGTACAAACGCTCGCTGTAGCGATCGCCGCGCAGGTTGAGAAGGACCAAAGCAAGCCTGTGCCGGTGGTGAAACTCAAGAAAGATCACTACGCTCACAAAAGCTATGGCAAGATATTTACGCCGGTTTTTGAGATTGTGGAGTGGGTAAGCATGGAAGGTAAAGCAGAAGATAGCGCGCCCGTTACTGAGGAGGCAGAACCTGCCACTGAAGATACGCCGCGTCGTCGTCGTCGCGTAGCCTAACTATCTTGCGGGGCCACAATAGAAATATTGTGGCCTTTTTCTTTCTGGAGAAATATATGGATCACCCCTATGAAGCGATTGCGCATCTTCTTAAAGAGTATAAAAATCTATGCGACATGTGTGACTCGGTTGGCGCGCTTGAGTGCGCGATGCGGATCAGGCGTGCCGCTTCGGAGCTTGTTGTGCTGGCTGCACAAAATGCTGAACCGACGCTGGGTCAGTAGATGAGCATCCTATGGGTGGATTTCGAGACACTCAGCCGCTGTGACCTAACGACCAAAGGCGTTTACAACTACGCGCAAGACGCGAGCACGGACGTGCTGTGCATGTCCTACGCGTTCGATGATGAGGACGTTGTGACGTGGACGCCTGAGTTGCCATTTCCTAAGCGCGTGCGCCAGCACACCGGCCAGATACGCGCTCATAACGCAGCGTTTGAACGTCTGATCTTCTGGTATGTGCTGCACATCAACTATGACCTTGAGCAGTTCTATTGCACGGCTACCCAAGCACGGGCTAACTGTGCGCCTGGTTCGCTTGAGGATGTGGGTCGGTTTGCCAGCGCTGACATGCGCAAAGACTACCGTGGCTCGCAACTGATTAGGCGGCTATGTTTGCCGCAGGCAGACGGCAATTTTTACCGCGATGAGGCGCTATTTGCCGAGTTGGTGGCGTACTGTGAACAAGACGTTCGCGCCATGCGCGCTATCTCTAAGGCCATGCGCGATCTGTCGGCTGAGGAGCTTGCTGACTATCACGTGAACGAGCGCGTCAACGATCGTGGTGTGTTGGTTGATGTGGCGCTGTGCAAGGCAGCGGTGCAGTACGCAAGCGATGAACTCATCGAGATCGAGCAGATCGTTGCCGACGTGACGCAGGGCGCGATTGCGAGCGTGCGCAGTCCTAAGATGAAGCAGTGGGTCATGGACCGCGTAGGACCGCAAGCGCTGGCGCTGATGGCGTCACATAAGGATGGCGAGAAGAAGTATTCGATCGATAAGACCGTGCGGGCTAACTTGCTTGCCATGGACGATCCTGAGCAAGTGCCGCCTGATGTGGCCGAAGTCATCCAGTGCGCTGACGACCTATGGGCGTCGAGCGTGGCGAAGTTCAGCCGCTTGGCTGCGCTTGCTGACGATGAGGATCATCGGGTGCGTGGTGCGTTTGTGTTTGCCGGTGGGTCGGCTACGGGCCGAGCGTCGTCCTACGGCGCTCAGGTGCATAACTTCACACGCAAGTGTGCTGACGATCCTGAAGCTGTCCGTACCGCGATGGTGCGCGGCCATAAGATCGTGCCGACCTACGGGCGACGCGTCACGGACGTGCTCAAAGGGATGCTGCGCCCTGCGCTGACGCCTGCACCTGAGCATGTACTGATCGTCGCTGATTGGGCGGCGATCGAGGCGCGCATGAACCCGTGGCTGTCAGCGCACGCTACGTCTGAGGCTAAGTTGGACTTGTTTCGCACGGGCGCAGACATTTACAAACACAACGCCAGCCGGACGTTTAATGTGCCGGTGGATGCGATCGATAAAGAGCAGCGACAGATCGGCAAGGTCCAAGAGCTAGCGTGCGGGTATGGAGGCGGCGTGGGGGCGTTTGCATCGATGGGGCGCATCTATGGCGTTAACTTACCTGAAGCTGACAGCAGGCGCATGGTGGAGGCGTGGCGACGCGCTAACCCGTGGGCTGTGCATTACTGGCAGGCGCTTGAGACGTCGTACATGCGCGCGATGAGGAACCCAAAGTCTGAATTTCAAGCTGGCCGTGTGACGTACTATTTTGATGGTCAGCACCTCT